ATTAATCAATCCAATACAATTATGCTGATCATCAATTGGCCTAAAGGTTCTTTGAAGGGATGGAGTAATGGGATATATAGCCTTCATAAATGGTAAAGGACTTCAAGTTGTCATGGATGATAATGGTGTGCATCTTGAGCAATCAGTTATCAAATGCGAGGTATGCGATGATGATCGAGTCTTCAAGGATGGCACATGTTTCAAATGCCACGAATTGATTAACTATGACAAACCCAACTAAGTTCAAATGTAATGGTTGCAAACGCGACACAGAGTTCTTATGGCTTGATGCTATCGATATGCCAGATGGTTTTAAGTTATACCAGTGCATGGATTGTGGCGCTGTGGGAACAAAGAACATCGCTGAAGCTACTGAATTGCCTGACTCAGACATAAGCAGATGCGATAAGTGTGGATCTTGGCAGTTTAAGGAAATGCCTTGTCATACATGTAATTTGATTGGAGCCAAATAATGCCTACCTATGAATACAGCTGCAAAGAATGCGGCACATTTGGATCAGTCCATAGGACTTACAAAGAGGATGATGGGGGTATGAATTGTCCTAGATGTAAGACTGCTATGGCAAGAGTTTATTCAGCTCCGGGCATCTCATTTAAGGGTGATGGATGGGCTGGTAAGACTAAATGAAAATAGGTTCTCTATGCACCGGTTATGGTGGTTTAGATATGGCTGTGGAAGCATTCTTTAATGCTGAAATGGTGTGGTGTGCTGAGAATGATAAATACGCATCTAAATTAATTGAACAACGATTTAATAAACCTAATTTAGGAGATATTAAACAAATCGATTGGGCTAATGTTGAGCCAATAGATATTCTGACGGCTGGTTATCCATGTCAGCCATTTAGCCATGCAGGACAACGAAAGGGAATTGATGATGACAGACACATTTGGCCACATATCATTAAAGCAATTAGCATCTTACGACCAAAATTCATTATCTTGGAAAATGTCAGAGGGCATCTCTCGCTCGGATTCAAGGAAGTTCTTGGCGACCTTGCCGAAAATGGGTATGATGCAAAATGGCGTATTGTTCGAGCTAGTGAAGTCGGAGCACCGCACCAAAGGGCAAGATTATTCATTATTGCCTACTCCAACAGCGAGGGATTACAAAGGACCTGGAACAAGGCAGATGACTTTACCGATGGCTTTACTTCCGACACCAACAGCTATGCATGTGAGGAATCACGACGAGCCGATAGAGAAATACCAACAGAGAGTAGAGGATTACAATCAAGGCAAGACATTGGGCAAGCCAGGAGCGAGCACGGGTGTAGCTGTAAGGCTAATTGCCACACCAACAACCAATATCAGTCATACGACAGGCAAATGTCGCAATTGGGGAGCAGATTTATTCCACGATGTCAAATGTCAATGCAAACAATACCGAATGCATTGGATCAAGGTAAATTAAACGCTAAGTTTGTAGAATACATGATGGGATTACCAAGTGGATGGGTAACTGATTTAGACTTATCTCGATCTCAACAATTAAAAATGCTAGGTAACGGCGTAGTGCCACAACAGGCTTATTATGCATTGGAGCTATTACATGACTGAAATTGGTTATGATCAAACATGGAATGAAACAGATGATTTACGGGTCACGACATGCCGTCTGACCTGCGGTTTTGTTAGGTAGGTCTTGACACATATGATACGCTCTAGGACGCATTCGCCCTCAAGGCGAAAAGGCGAGCCGCAACGCGGATTGCTCGCAAGGTGCACGCTAGTTGGGATCGCTCTATTTGTAGCACAAATGAGTAGCCTTGAAAGAGCTGAATCTCAAACCATTAAGGTTAATACATTAAAACAAATTACATTCCATAAGATACCAGGAGCTGTAAATATGCGAGCCATAGCAATCTTACATTTAGGACAATCTAAGCCCGAGTCATCCTCTTTGTAAGTCCTATGAACAGATCCATATGTTCCACACTCTCGACAGTTGTATTCGTATGTTGGCATTATTTTGCTCCAATCAAATTACATGTATGACATGGCATTTCCTTAAACTGCCAAGATCCACACTTATCGCATCTGCTTATGTCTGAGTCAGGAATGCTTAATGCTTCAACTACATTCTTAACCCCAACACATCCACAATCCATGCACTGATAAACCTTAAAACCATCAGGCATGTCTATTGCATCAAGCCACAAAAACTCTGTGGCTCTTTTGCAACCATTACACTTAAAGCTCGCTGGGCTTGTCATAATTAATTAATTCTTTGCATTTGAAACATGTGCCATCCTTAAAGACTCGATCATCATCGCAAACCTCGCATTTGATAACTGACTGCTCAAGATGAACACCATCGTCATCCATGACTACTTGCATGCCCTTACCATTAATAAAAGCTATGTATCCCATTACTCAACCCCCTCAAAATACCATTTGCCATTAGCTGTTAATTTAGCCCACTTGGCATGCTCGGTAACTTTGCCCTTACAGACATATCCGTAATATGGCTTGCCTGTTTTAGATATGCCTTGCTTGAGAATATGACCATGCTCGCATGATGGTGGCTCATTTGGCGTTGATGCACCAATCTGATCTACGACCTCAGCAACAGACCAAGTTTGTGGATCATCTTGCTTATTCTCAACTGCAAATGATGCTCTTAACGCATCCTCAACAGCTGCGGATTTAGATCCGGGAGCACCATAACGCCTTTCTTGTAATTTCTTTTCATATTCATTTGGCTGATTATTATTTACCTTAGCCATTTCCTCTCGTGAAGCGCGTTTGCCTTTAGCTGCGAAACCAGCATTTGCGAGCGCACGACCGATCGCTGAAGTTTCACAATTCTCCAATGCAGAAGTTGAATTAACACCCTTCTCTGTAATGATCTCAAAAGCAAGACCAGTTGAGCATGGCTTTGCATCAGCTTCAGTTTTGAATAACTTGGCAAATACAATAAACCGCTTTTCGTTTGCTTCGATAAGTTCAGTTTCGATCCTGTTGTCTGGATACTTCTCATGCCATTTTTCCAATCTTGATTCTACTGTTTCGTAATCTTGTAAATTAAACATTATTCCTTCCATTCAAAGTCTTGATCTTGGACTGCTTCGAGGACTGTGCGATAGATAGCACCGTAGGCGACAAAATCTTTAATTGAGTCGTAATGATCTGGAGTTTCAGTAAGCCTAGAAACCTTGACCAACGCCATACATAAAGCAGCTTGGTGTGGTGTGATTGGGTGATCAAGATATGCACTCCACAATCCTGCGATTCTTTTGTGATTGTAGTATGGATGTCCATAGACACTTCCGCGCTCTTGGATTGTAGTAATGACTTCATTTAGCAGATCCTCAGTTTTTGTCATAATCAAAAACCTGATCTAACTTCATTTTTCTAACGCGCTCTTGGTGTTCCAAACTAGCACGCCAGCCATCCTGACGGCCAGACCAATACCCGTTTTCGTAGTTTTCATTGTTTGTGTGTTTTATTGTCCACCATGCAACTGCCATACTTCCGGCAATTAATAACCACATGCCTAGAATTTCCATTATTGCTCCCGTTCCGCAAAACATTTGTTTGCGTTGGGATTAGTATGACGGGATTTACCGACAGCGCAATAGTCTTTTAGCGCGTGTTTTATAACGATTAGATAACGCTAATATCCTCAAAATCATCGATATGGTCATCAATCGTCCTATCCCGATAATCGGTTTCACGCCCCATAACTCTTTCCTAGAGCTGTAAATGAGCCATCTTTATTAATTGGGATAAGCGTTGGAGTCATGTTTTTGCCATTCCATTCGAGGATTGCAATGCCCATTTGCCAATTCGCGAGGCCCTTCGTGTATGAGGCTTTAGCCTTATTCATAAGGTTGCCCACCTCAATGCCATATAAAGGCCTATAATGGCCCCCTAAGCCCTCAGAAAAGGCTGACATACCTAACTTATGGGTATGGCCACAAACTACGCTCTTACCGGCCTTTCTGGCCAGATTTAGGGCAGTTATGCCGGCATTAGGATTTGAGTTACCTTCATCCCCATGAGCCAAGATCCAGCCCTTTTCAAACTCATAGAATGATTTGTGGAAAGTTATGCCTAAAGAATCAAAATCCATAAACTTGGAGTATTGCAGCTCAGGCAGGCTAATTAAGCCTGGCACTTTTAATAAAGTGTTGTAAAGCCTATCGGTGTGATTTGATCTAACAATATGGGCTTCCTTAGCATTCTCAGTTAAAGCCCAAAGAATCTCTTGAGTAGCTGTGCGATCATCATCAAGGGTTTGTTGATAAGCCAAAGGTGTTTTCTCAGCCCAACGGCTAATTGTTTGGAAATCAATTTCATCGCCAACACAAAGGACAGAATCAAACTTTTCCTTGCGTGCTAACTTAATGACATTCTTAACTGCTACTTCATGGTGGTATGGAATCTGTAAATCAGAAATTACCAAGTATCGCTTAATCGTCATCCTCATCTGGAGTTGGAATAGTTGGGATGATCCCTTTGTCGCCTACGATCCAGTCAGGCATAGACTCAGGATTATCCATTAGATAAAGCGCACATGACTCATTAAATCCAGCCTTGCGTGCAGCTCTAAACATTTCATGTTTTGCAATATAAAAAACCTCTAACTTAGTTAAAGGCTCAGGAGTTTGGCGAACGCGACGACGATTAACCTTTTTGCGTTTAGATTGTTTCCGTGTGTTCGCCATGATTAAATTATGACTTGCTAATTATTGTAAATAGATCATCGACACGCTTTTCAAGTCGATTTAATTGATCTTTCATAGATGACCCTGAGTTGGGCTTTAACTCTGAAAGGTAAGACTTAATAACCCAACGCAGAGCCAACAATAAACTGGTTGCGATTGCGCATACGCCAACGCCAAAAGCGACTAATTCGTTCGGTGTCATTTTTCGCTAAGGCCATAATCTGCTTCGCTCCCGGATTTTGGATCTAATGCCTTTGCAATAGGCGCAACAATTGCACCAAGCATAGTTGCATAGGCTGGATGAATGTCAGCCACAATTGCTAATGCAACTGTTATTCCACTAGCTGCAACAGCTCTCAAATATGACTTAATTGCTGCTTTGTGTTTTTTAGTTAGTTTCATTAATTGCCTTTCAGTAGTGGGATGTCGAACTTCTCGCCAGTTTGATTTGGCTTGAAAGAAATATGGATGTGCTTATGGTGTGGATTAATGCCGCGATACTTAACCCAACGCCAAAGCGACTTTGCTGAACATATTTTACCAGCGTGGATTATGTAAGAAATACGCTTATCTTTTTTTGCTGTGAGTCGAAGTTGATCTGCCAGAGCATGACTAATCCCTTGTTCGTTAGATAAGCCAGCGTCAATATCGAGCGCGCAAACTTCGGCTGTGTCTGGTCGTGGGTTATGATCCGATTTTCGTAATGCATGTTTACTATCAGAAATCCACCCATCGCTGCGCTTATCGCGATCCAACCATGTTTCATTTATTTGGTCGCGTAGCGTTTTAGCAGCTTTAGATAGGTAAGGCTTCATTAGCCAAGTAGCAATTTTGCTTCATCAGCAGTTAAACCTAAGCGATCAAGAATTGCTTGGCGTGCTGTTGCTTTTGCTTCGGCTTCGGCTTCTCGCGCTGCAAACTTCGCTTCGGCTGCTTCGCGTTCTGCTTTTTCTTGAGCAGTTTCATCACGCTCAGTTATAGTTTCCTCGCCAGTAATTGCGTCTATATTTACATCAATTCGCTTCATGTTATGCTCCATAAATTCTGTATGTTCCACCATTAAAGGTGTAACCATTACTTGTTGTAATTGTTAAAGTGCTAACTGCTGCTGCTTCTTGAAAAACTCCCTGAATAAAATTCACATCTACTGTTGAACCACCACCAGTGTAATTGTAAGCAAAAGTTTCAAATTTTGTATAACCAGCATTTTTACAATTATTAAAATTTATTGCGTGGTTAGTTCCAAAAGCACCATTTCTGGCACCATTAGGAGTTATATTAACCGACGACCAACCAGAAGTGTTGAATCTAGCAAAAGCACTTGTTCCTGAGTGAAAAAATCCGTTATACCAATAATTACCTGCACTTGAACTGTTTATTCTAATAATTAAATCAGAGTTTCCAGTTGCCCAGTTTGGATCTTCGAGTAAAACATAAAGATCAGTATAATTGCTTAATGATGAAATTGTTACACTTGTTCCACTTAAAGTTCCATTAGTAATTAAATCTAAATTACCAGCACCACCAGCAGGTGCAGCCCATTTTAATCCAGTTGCTGTTGATGAGTCTGCTGTCAATACTGTGTCATTTGCACCAACTGCTAATCTTGCAACTGTGTTGTCAGCAGTTCCAGCAATCAAATCACCTTTTGCATCAACAGTTGCTTTAGTAACAGCTGCACCAGCATTTGTAAATACTGTGCTGTCAATTGCAGTTCCAAGTGATCTAATTGCTGCTGCGCCGTCTTTGACTAACGCGGTGTCATCTGGAGTAGTCCAGCTATAATTGGTAGTGGTTGCCATTTTATCCTATCCTCATGCGACTATTGTAGCGTATTCCCAAGTTAATGTTGGGCTTAAAGTGTTCCAAGCCTCTGTTATTGGCGTGGTATTCCAACGCATCGCCACTTGGCTAAATGCAGTTGGAGAAACATTAATTGTTAAAAACAGCTCATTGAATCGAGTGCTCCATGACCAGCCCTCAACATATCCTTCAAATGTGCCACCTGATATTTGGGTTGGTAAGTTAGCCAAATAAACCGGCATTCCCATAAACACGGCTAATAAAGCATCTCGATCTGAGTTGTCAATTTCAGGGTTAGTTATTGGAAAAGTGATCGATTGGAATTTAGGTAATGGATAAGCTCTCTGAGCAATATAACGATCAGCAATTTCTTGAGCATCAACTGATCCTTGAACTCTTGAGTTAATGGTTTCGGCTTTGTAGCCATATAGGGCAATTGAAGCAAGATCTGTAGCCGTTTCCTGTGAAGCAAAGTTATTGCCAAAATTGATATAAATATCATTTCTAACATCACCTGAGCGCATAACTGTTGAAAGGCCAGCACCTAAAGCATGACCGGCATCTAAATCAATGTAACCATTTGTAAGCAGATAGTTTTGCCTGTGGTCTGCATCTGCATAACCTATGTTCCCTGCATTATCCTCATAAATGTAACCAAATGCAGAATTGGCAATATCAGATACAACATTGTAAATCGTGTCAGTAACATTTGATTGCGCAGTCATTGTGTAAAGACCAGGTTGGTCAATATCACCTAATCCTAAATTAACTGCATTCTCCCAAGTTTCAGTTGCATTATAAGTTGCCCAAGTTGTAGCTGCTGGCACATCATTCCAAGTGCCAAGCAATACGCTAGACAAAATTGCATAGATTTGATCGCCATCTTCATCTTGAGAAATGTTATCGTTCCAAATTTCTTTGGCTATTCTGGCAAGTGATCCCATAGCAATTATTGTGTATTCGACAACTGTGGCAACAGATCCAGTCGCACCGACCGCAACAGTTACATCTGTAATGTCGCCACCAAATAGGCTTACATAAGATGCTGATGTATCTTTGACCTGTAAATCTAAACTGTCATTTATGTCAAAAGGTAATGTTTGCCCATTTAATGCCACTAAAGTTATTTGAACATAAGATGGATTTGGCTGTGAGTAAATATCATCACGACCAGCCTGATGCTGAATATCGCTAATTGCTATGTCAGTATAATCGACTCCACCGACAATTAATTTCCAATCTGGTGTCCAGACGCTCATGGTTATGGCTTAACGGCTGCGCGTGAAAGATATGGGTTTGATCTTGCAGCACTATCATTGACAACTTTAGCAACAGCCCTTGCAGCACCTTCTCCATCGATAGCATTAACAGTTATATTTGTAACACCTTGACCTGTTGTATAACCACCGCTAGGTCTGCTTGGAACTGATGGTAATGATGATCTAGCAGCTGATGGAGCAGGATTTGGAATTGACCCAATATTGACACCAGGAATTATATTAACCACTCTGATTAACTCATTTGCTAGCGATACGACTAAACCAATTGCTTCTCTTAAGAATGTAATAAATCCTGAAATGATCCCACTAACTACGCCAATTGCTTTTCCAAAACTTTCAGCACCTCTTTGAGTTTCGGTAAGTGAAGCACTTAATCCTTCATCACCAGTTAGTCCTGCAATAAAAGCATTAAGGGTTGGGATGCCGGTATCGTTTAAGAATGTAATAAATTGCTCAACTGCTGGTAATAAAGCAACGCCTAAACTTTCCTTTGCTTCATCAAATCCTACTTTTAAGCGATCAATCTTTCCTTGAAATGTTTCAGCATTTGTAGCTGCTGCGCCACCATATAACTCGGCTAACTTGGCTTGAACTTCAGTAAAAGATAATGTTGATAATTCAGCTTTGCTTAGTCCAAGTCCTAATCTACCTAGAGCTGTGGTATTTCCATCTTGAGCACGACCCAAAGCACCGGCAACTGTTTCTAAATCCCTACCTGATCCAGCACTAATATCTAAAGCAAGAGTTAATAACTTTTGGGCTTCCTCAGTAGATTTTGTAGATACTGCCAATCTCTGCATGGCTGGACGCAATTTGTCATCTGCAACACCTGTGGCTAAAGATGTCTTAAGGATCATGTCCTCAGTTGCCGCTATTTGGGCATCAGTAGCACCTGTGGCTTGTCTTAAAGCATTGGCTAACCTTAACTGTGCCTGTTCATCTTCTATCGCAGCCTTGACCCCATCAACGGCTAATTTGCCAGCATAGGCAACGGCAGCAGCGGCAGCGACCGCAAAAGCAGCAGCAGCCTTCTTTCCAAACTCACCAATTTTGCTTGAGTTTGTTTCAACGGCTTTATCAGCTTCGCCTAATTTCTTTTTTAAGTCATCAACATCGGCAAGAATTGATAACTTTAATGTGCGATTACCGGTTGCCATTAGACCCATTCCTTAATAATGCGAGTAAAACTTTCTTCCCATTTGTTAATCAATTCAGGCTGAATTCGGCGAAGGGTTGGATATATGAACCATCCGCGAGATCCACGACCTTGCTTTCCAGAATATGTAGGGAACTGTTTGAATTTATTTGAACCAAACTCAACACCACCCCAAAGGGTTTGTGTAGTAGCACCACCTGAAAACTTTTGTCTGGCAAAACCATAGCGGAACTCACCGATCTTGCTCGATTTAGAGATGCTAACGCCATCCGCGACTCTTTGCGCAACCGCGCCAGCCTTTGTTCGACCTCTAGCTGCTTGCTTAATTTCCTCTGATGCAAAATACGCCAAAGCAGCAGATTGACGGCGTGCTTCATCAGTAGCTTGGTCGTCCATAAGTTTGAAAGCCTTATAAATATCGCGCAGGTCTTTTTTATTGTAGGCGATTGTTTCATTTGCCATACCTCTGCTCCAATACTTCTATCGCTGTCAAAATGTCGTCTGAATCAACCCATTCGCTCATTGGTATTTGTGTGGCTATTGCCAACTCAACCAATAATCTGCTTAGGCTTCCTGCTGGATGACTTTTGGGTCTGCATCACCGACAATTACATCGGCAACTGTTTCCATCCATACTTCAAATCCTTTTACTGGCTTTCCTGCTGCTTCTCGCTTATGTGCGTTATAAGCCAAAAACATTAGATCCCACATGCCAAGTTTTTCTTTTGCTTGGCTTATGGTGTGACCAGTTGTCTTTTCCCACTTTGCCCACTCAGGCGGTTGGGCTACATAAGTGGCTTGCTCGCCTGAGTTATATTCAATTGTAATTGGTAACTTCATTTTTTGCTCCCGTTTCTATTTCTTAACTAAATGTTTCTGTTACTGCTCCACCTGAAACTGTAAATTCAAAATCAACAGTTTGTGCATCAATTCCTGATCCACCTGCTGTTGGGAACTCTGGCTTTACTGGAAACACAAATTGTGCGCCAGTTGCAGCTGTTAGAGTGATTGAAATGTCTGTATCTGGAGCGGTTTCTGCTGCTGTCCATAGAGCCTCGCAAACTGAGTTTGCCTTGCCCCAGTCAGCCAACATTGATAATGCGAATGTTCCTGAAATGTCTGTTGTCTTATAAGCAACGCCATCAAGTGTTTGATATGCCTGACGCTCATTGACTTTTGTTAAAACTGCGCTGGTTGCTTGTGCTTCGATGTCTGTTCCACCTGTGAAAGACAACGAAATATCGCGACCGGTGATTACTGTGGTTGCCATTATTTCTCCTTAGACTGTGCGTGTGTAGTAGGTAGATACTCGAACATCTGCGATAAGCAAAGTCGATGCTCCGACTGTGGTAACTGTTGGTCTTTCGACCGAGCTGACAATATATCCACCAGGAATAACTGCCAGAACGCTGATTATTAATTGCTCGATATTGTCGAGCGATGCAGGATTGCTGTTATAAGCAACTGCAACTGAAATAGTAAAATTAACTTTTGCACGAATGTTTGATTTGTTGATTGTTTCAAATTCTAAATATGGGCTATCTGGAACAACTACTACTGCTGGAGGAATAACTGTTTCAGGCACAAAAGCATAAACATTTCCTGCAACGCTAGATAAGGCAGTTGCTAAAGGCGTGCGAATCTGTTCAAGGATTGTTTCATTAGGCACTATTGAGCCATGCTTTCAGTATCCATATAACTGCCCAATAAACCTACGCATTTATTAAATAATGAACGACCCATTCTAAATGGTGTAGGTTGAAAATCTACTCCTTCGATTTGTCCTCCACCGGCAAGTCTTGCTTGGAAAACTTCGACTGAAACTGTGTAGACGGCTGATTGAACAGCTGCATTTCCAACATAAGTTGATCCGCCAGATAAGGCAGCAACTCCGGATGGGATGACATTAGCCTCGAGTATATCGGCATTAGTGATCGATTGTGAAAAGGTATATTGGCTAAGATTATCTGCCAGCACAACTCTTGTTCCGTTGTAAGGTGATCCGCATCCTGTGATGACAACTGATTGTCCTTCGGTAAATTCATGTATTCCTAGTGTAGTGAAAGTAGCGACATTATCTGTCAGCGATACTTTTTCGATTGGAGCTTTGAATGTAACTAACATTGGCAGAATAACTGTTTCTGCGGTATCAATTATTTGATTTAGATAAGTGTCATCATAAAGAGAGGAACTCACACCCAATACAGAACGCAACTGGGTCGCGGTGATAATTGTTGGCATAAATTCCTCTCTTAGACTCCCATTTCTAGCTGCCTACCAGCGGGAGCACCAGTAGGCATGAAGTTAGTTACTTAATTAAGCAACCATGAAGCGGTAAGCACCAGCTCCTACTTTGGTGGCAAGTGCGCCATATCCATAGTAAGAAACCTCAATTTGACCATTTAGGGCAACATTGGTTTGTAGGCGTGTGCGTGCTGACTCATACCATGTGTATGAATCTGGATTGATAAGAATTAGCGAGTTATCGCCAGTTGGAGCAGCTGTTGCTAAGTTGCGAGATACACGCAAGTTTAGGCCAAGCAAGTTTCCGCCTAGTGATTGACCACTTAGGTTTCCACCTTGATTGCTGTTACCAATTAGGTTTTGGTAAATTGGGCGACCATTGTCAGCAAGATTCATAATTGCACCAAATTGCTCTGGTGAAACTAAAATGTTTGTTGCTGTTCCAAGTGTTGATTTGTAGATTGAAACTGATCCATCTGATACGAAATCAAGTAATCCTGAAGCATCAAGTGTGCGGTTTCCGCCATCTGTTCCACCGGCAACTAGGCCAGCGATTACTGCAACATCAGTTGCTTTTAGATATGCGAACTCCATTTGACGAACTAACTCGTCAAAAAATGCTGGTGATGAACGATCTAGTAATTCAACTGAGAAAGTTTGTGCTCCAGCATATTTCTTAACTGAAACTGAAAGAAACTCATTTGTCATTCCTGTTTCATCAATTGCAGCAGCTTCAGCTTCCTCACCAACAGTTGGAACAACTGTGATTTTAGGAATTTCAAATGTCATTCCTGCATCTGGTAGAACGCCACGAGAAACAGAATCTACTGCTGGGCGATCTGCGTTTGATAATGGATTAATGATTTCTGTCAATTGACGAGTTGGAACTAATCCAGCGTTGTTTGATGTTGTGTCATCTGCTGCACGAACATATAACTTGCTCTCATCATTTCCTAATGCAGCACGAACTGAGTGCTCTAGGTATGTTGCTTTATTTACGATTGGTGAGCGTGGCTTTGTGTAAGCAACTGGTTGATTTGCTTGAACGGCCACAGGCTCAGACTTTGCAGCTTCTACCGCTTCGGTGGCGATAGGAGCTTCTGATGTTATATCAGACACTTTGTCCTCCTGTGTTGTTGTATCCTCAGCGGTTGCTTCGGAATTCTCTGTTGGTGTTTCTGTTGCTGCTACATCGGCAACTCTCGCGCTATCAATTGCAGGATCGGTTACTAAACTAACCTCGATTAACTTTGCTGCACTTATTGACATAACGCCATTTTTGTTTTCCCAATCATCAACCATAACTCCAACGCTAAATCCATCGCGTAGTCCTTCGGCTGCTTCTAATAAAGAATCGTCGCCAGCAATTGTTCCGGCAATTTTAAATGTTGCTTCAATACCAGCATCATCAGCTGTAATATCCATTAATTTACCAATTGGTCGTGTGCGGTCATGTTCTAATAACAATTTAACTGGCTTTGAAAAATCAATTGATCCTTTTTCAAATACTGTTGCTCCAGCTGATGTATTTCCGCGCTCGCCCCAAGTAACAATTGTTCCTGAGATTGTGCGCTTGCGATTATCGGCTGCGGTTAGTGTTATTGGGAAATTAATCTTCATCGGATTAAGTCCTCCTCCTCTTGGATTTGCTCAACGCTCATCGCGCCAATGCGGTTTAGGATTTCATAAACTTGCGCACGCTCTAATGCTGAACCACGCAAGAAATCATCAATATCAAATCGAACTTCAACGCCATTTGGCACAAAATCAGCGGCAGATAATCTTTGCTCGATTGGAGTTACGATATTTCTCAAGCTGAAATCGATAAGGGCTTTACGCTCCATGATAGTCGTGCTATATGTTTGACTGGTTAATTCAGCAGATAAAAATGACGCTGGAATACCAACTGCTCTTGCTATTTCTGTTGCAAGATATTGGCGTGCTTCGTTTAATTGCAATTTTTGTGGATCAAAGCCCAAAGTTGTTAATTCAACATCAGCATTTAGAAATGCAGTTGCTCTTGTTGATCTTGATATTTTCCATGACTCTAAAAGTTTTGAAATGCGCTCTGGAGTAAGATTTGTTCCATTTGATTTTAATACCATTGTAGGAACTGGCTCTTTAGCGTATAACTCAGCAGCCTTTTCTAATTCTTGAGCAGCTCTAATTGTGCGACCTGCTCTATTCAATACACCTTCATCTAATCCGCTAAATACAATAATTGATCCGACACCACTTGCAGGAATGTGCATTCCATCAATTAAATATTCAGTAATTTCAGTTTGTTGCGCATTTGTGTTATATGTAACTCGATCTGGTGAAACTCTTGTCCATGCTCTAATGCGACTATTATCTGTTGCAGCATAGGAATCTAAAACTTGGCCATAAGCAACGCCATGAAATAATAAATCTTCAGCAATCCAAGCATAAACAGCAGATCCGGCAATTCTTGGATCTGGTTGCATAATTACGCGCTGTGGGCGTAAATGTTCCTTTGTAAAATGATTGTAAGATTCAATTGGTAATGATCCGATGGTTGAGCAGATTATATTTCTTGCTCTTGCAACTGATGGAACAGACATGGCTTGTTCGCGAGTTGCTGTTTGTGCTCCTAGAAATAAACCGCCAAAAGCTTGTTGTAAATTGAATGGCGTATTAGCAGCAGCTACATCTGTTGTAATTGTTGGTGTTTGATTTGTAAGAAATCTATCGAATAATCCCATTAGCATATAATATACCATAAAGTCAATAAACTATGCTATTTGAATATCAACTTCCGTTTCTGCCTGTGTTGCAAAGTAGGTTGCTAAAGCAGATGCCACAGCTGCACAAACTGCGACTCTACTTGCACGCCTTCCGATGATCCATGACCCATCCCCATAGGGCAGTTTCGCAGCGGAAAGTGTTTGTTGGGTCAGTTCGTCTTGACCCCCGTGCTGTAATCGATGGGAATTGATTGCGCCTAACCACCGATCACACGATTCAGCATATATCGCCCCATCCATATCTGTAATAGGAATTCCAGCAGGAACTAACCGACTTGCGACGGCTTGTGCAGTCCTTTTGGAATAAGCGACAGTCTGAACATTATATTTTCTAACATAAGGAGCAAGATCATTTGCTACCGCTAAATCATTTATTGAATAATCATTTGACCAAGTATGAAGTAAAACTAAATTAAACTTTTCTCCTGGTAATTTTTGAGTAGCAACTAGAGCTGCATATTTTCTATCTGGCGATAAATCAAGTCCTAACCAAGTCGGCTTGTCAGGATCTAATGGTATTGGGTCTGTTTTACATAATTCCCACTTTTGTGCATCAATTGCTGAGTTAATCGTATCAACCCATAAACATAATACTTCAGTTTTTACAATATCTGGTGGATCATTTATTACAGCT